CTCATCAATCAAGTCTTCTTCATTAAAGAGGTCAAGATTCATATGATCTTCTACAACCTTAATATCTGCACAACCAGCCTGTTGTAACGAATTGATGTAGAGGTCAAATAGATATGGGTTGCTCTTATTTTGAACAACGACTTTAATATAACAGTCTTTTAGATTTTTGTCAACAGAAATTTTAGATATGTCAGTAACTTCCAGTCCGTCGTCATTGTAGAACAACTTATGAAAAATTCTACTGGTGTTTTGAACAAATTCTAATTCTCGTGTCTCAGTATCAAACACATGAAATCCTCGAGGATCATTATAGTCACTCCAAGTCATTTCATAAGGAGCACCAAGATAGTGAATATTACCATGTGAAGACTTGTGATGAAAGTGTCCAGACATTACCATATCAAACTTAGAGAATACATTCTTGTCTAGACCACCATGACTCGGCACACCTCTATACATTTCAAAGCCATCAATCTCAAAGTGTCCCATAAGAATCTGTGCGTCTGTATTCTTTAGAAACTCCATGGTTCGTTCATAGTTGTCATCACAAATCCAAGGACAAAGAACTATCTTTGTACCGTCAAGAACAATTTCTACTGGCCCATCCCAATAAAGAGACATATTATCTTGTGCATACTTACTATGACCATACAATTGTTTCATCGAATTGATATTATTCGTGTTCTTGTAAAAAGTATCATGGTTGCCAATAATGATATGTGCGAATAAGTTACGCTCACAGATTGGCTTGATAAAGTCTTCTTCTAGTTTTGAAGCGCTGTTAAAATTAATGAACTTTCTACGATCAACAACATCGCCAAGATGCAAGATATGAGTAATGCCCATCCTATCAATTTGCGGAAAAAACTGCTCAGTAAAATAAGAGCTAATATGATTCCCAAAGACAACATTATCATTTCTGACTCCCCAGTGTGTGTCTGTTACAATAGCGACTTTCATTATGACTCCTCATAAAACTTTTCTAGACCCCTTTTGACAATTTCTTTTTTCTTTTTCTCTTCCATATTCTCTTCATAGGTCTTTACAAATTCATTCATATAGTCAGTTGGTTTCATTGTAATTGTTGTGGTAAATTCTTCGTTATCGTTTATATGTAACATTTCTTTTTCTAAAACTTTATGTTTGATATAAAGAACTTTCTTTTCACTTTGAATGCGACGAAGAAAAGCGAACCATATGACCTGTGTAAAATAAGCAAAAGGATTGCTAGACTTTTCAGGATTAAAATTACCAATACATTTAATAGCGTTTTCTATACCGTCTCCAATCATCTCCTCTCGAAAGGGGTAGTTGATGAAGTTAGGTTTCTGTGACAGCCTTGTTGCGATATCATATATACACTTTCCTATTGTGTTAGGAATTCGCGGAGGTTCATCCCCACACGCCTCAGCTTCTTTAACCTTGTCTAAGTATATAACTATCTGTCTTAAAAATTCTGCATTATTAACGTATTGGTTTTTCATATGGTGCCCTTAATTTAAAATTGTCACAGTTTTCTCAGTATAATGTAAAAAAAAATTATTGTCAAGAGGTTTTTTCTCTTTACAGGAATAAAAATTCGTGTATAATGCCATTAAGGGCAATCAAGATTAATGAAGTTTCTGCTTATCCGTTGGAGGCTGAAGTTCATAAAGAATTTCTCTAACATCATCGGACAGATTTTCTTCTGTAAGTTCCAGTTCTTCCTCTCTTTGTTCAAGAGCTGCGTGAAGATAATCTCTTTGTTTTTTTCTATGTTTAACAAACGATTCGTAACATTGAGCGCCAAAGTCATTTGGATATCCTAAATCCATCATGATATGTTTGTATTGTACAAATACATTTTCTTCTTGAACCAGTATCATCCAATCTTTCATTTGAAAACCACCGTTAGGCATTACCCAATATGAAACAGGATCTTCCATGAAGAATCCTTCTTCGGACTCTTCTATAACATTACCAATAATGTCTTCACCAGTCGTTAGTTTGTATACTTTTAACATGGTTAGTCCTTTAAGTTGATTGAATAAAGTTTATATGTAAAATTCTCTTTGGAATATGTATCAGCCCTTTCCATGAAGTGTTTCAGAGCATAATTCTTATAATTCTTCCAAGATAAATCGTCAACTATATCATACAAAGTCACCGATTTCTTCGACTCAGATATACGCAGCCCGCGACCAATAGACTGCAAATTACGAATACGAGACTTAGAGGGAGAACAGAAGACAACGTTGTGTAAGTTACGAATGTTGATGCCAGTGCTAAAAGTACCGTAGGAAGCAACAATGATACTATTGCTTTCGTTTTCAACCATATGTCTAATATCTTCCCTGTGGTCAGCAGATACGCCACCATAAACAAAGTGGCTATTTTCTCTTTTATCTTTAATAAGCTCATATAATACCTTTCCGTGTTTTTCGACGAATTGAAAGAGTAATAAACTATTACCTTCCAAACTTAAGGCTAAATTTCTTATGAACTTGTTTCTTGCATCATTTGTTACGATGTATTCTATTTCTTCGTTGTATGATTTCGATTTATTTAAACGCTTTATGTCATCTGGATAATTGAGTACTAACGCTTTGATACTTAGATCGGCAAGAACATTTTTTTCCATAAGTTCACTTGTTTTAATAACTTGATTTACTGGTCCAAATAATCCTTCTAGTACAAGTTTATTTGTTTGCGTACCATCAAGAGTACCAGTAAATCCGTAACGATAAGGACAATTCGTCATTTTCGTTAAAATATTAGTCAGTGATTTAGCCTTGAATAAATGTGCTTCGTCTCCTATTACTACATCATATCTTTGAAACCAATCTTTTTTCATTTTATATAAAGATTGCCAAGTTGATATGACTATTTGATTCTCAATATTCTTTTCGGCACCAGCCATAATCATATGAATATCAAGAGGATTGTTGTTGTTATATTCAACAAAATCAGACCGCATTTGATGAACTAGTGACGTTGTTGGAACGATAATTAAAACATTTCGTCCTTGTTCTATGTGATGGCGTGTGAGTAAGTAAATAATAAAAGATTTACCAGATGCGGTTGGACAAACCATCAATGCTCGTCTCTTATTTAGGCCATAAGAAACTGCTTCGTTTTGATAATCTCTAGTTTTGAACTGTGTTTTGTATCTTTGTGCTAGTTCATAACCACTATTTTCAGAGAAGTTTTCTGAAGGAATAAGTTTAGGATCAATAACTACATTGTAGTCTCTTTTCTGACAAAAAGAAACAACATATGGTAATAAACCAGAATATACCTGTTGTGTAAGAAAATTAAAGACGCGAATCTTTCCATCCCATACTTTATTTCTGTATAAAGGATGAAACTTTGCGCCGGGTACATCAAATGTAAAATAGTCCGTTAGTTCTTGTGAAGTAGACGGATCACATTCGCATTTGATATACACATCATTAATTTTCTTTATATTCACTATTTCCATATTGATTTAGACACCAAAACTTTCACCACAACCACACTGAGCGGTGGCTAATGGATTTATAACTTTGAGAAAACTACCTCCTAATTCTGTAACATAATCTATTTCACTGCCTATTACAAACATTTCTGCAAGTGGATCCAATACTAATATATTCTCAATAGGGTCGCCCCATTTGTATTCACTGTTATCTTTATAAAATCCCCAAACATATTGAAACCCACTGCAACCTCCGCCTTTAACACTTAATGTAACTAGGTCGCCATTTGCCACCTCTTTTAAATATTCTATTGCTTTACTTGTTAATGTTACCATTAATGATTCTTTCCCTTAACTCTGAGCTACTTAATTTATGTCTTCTTTTGTTGTAATGAATACCCATTTTATGTTTAATATTTTTGCCAGTAAATTCTTTTGAATAATATTCTTCACCAATAAATCGAACATCAATAGGAAGATGTGTTAATAAATCTTCTAATTCATTTTCTGTGGTGTATGGTATGATTTCATCTACATATTTAACAGCACTCAATTGTATGTGTCTTTCCATTAGAGTTTGAATAGGTTTGTTTTTACTTGGCCTATCAACTGTAGGATCAGTTTGCAAACCACAGATAAGATAATCACAATTGTTTTTTGCTTCTCTTAACATTAAGACATGACCAGAATGTAATAGATCAAAACAAGATGCTGTAAATCCTACGATCATTAATGATCCCTTTCACCTTCAAACACAGTTACAAAATATAATTCTTCGTCTGTTGTATTTACTACACGATGATATTCACCGTCTTGAATAACAACAATATCTCCTTGTTTTACTGCAAATTGATGTTCGTCAATAAACATAAAGCCTCTACCGCGTACAAATATATAAACTTCTTCTTGACCTTCATGACTGTGCCCGCGTGTTGATTGTTTTGGAAAAAGTAAAGTACTACTGACAATATTACGCTTCAATGATTTGTTATCTATAAGTTTATAGGTTTCATTCCATTTAACAACACTTCCACTGAGTTCAAAATCTCGAGCAACTTTCATGAAAAACTCCTTATGCGCCTGTTCTAAATCTTTCAAAATCTAAAGCCGTTTTTAAAAGATAACCTCGTTTCCCTATCATCTCTATAATTTTTTCTAGAAAATAAACTTTTTCTTCCTGTTCGCCAATAAGTAACTTATGTTTGATTACTTGCGAATCTGACTCTACATGAAATTTAATATCACCACGCAAAATTTTTCTTGGATTTGGCTCCCATCCAAGTTCTTTAAGTTCTTCTAAAGACATATCACCTTCATAGTATTCTGTCTTTAGTTTAATAAGTCTTGTGTGTTCTGCACGAAGTTTGCGTAGTATTCCATGTTCTGCTGTGTAGAACCGGTAGTACTTTGCATGTAGTTTAGGTATATTTCGTGCTTCGTCTGAAAGCTGAGCTACGTTAAAATCAACGTCATTTTGCCATTGTACATGTATTTCATCAAGCGTCATACTATACTCCTATAGTTCTAGAAAACTATATTATACATCAAATTTGTTCAATTGTAAAGCGTTTATGCCTAAAAGTTGCTGTTGCTTCCGCATATGTTATATCAGTATTTCTGGTATCAAAAGCAATTTCGGAAAGATTTGTCGGAAACATGTCTTCGAAATTGACACGAATATTTGGATTAGCTGTACTATTTAGTATTGTCAATTGAGCGTCGGAGAATACACCACTAGTATCTCCTTGCTTTCTCGTTACTAAAGTCTTATGTTGATTAAAGTTATCTGGAAAAGCAATGGCAATCATCCAGTTAAAAATTTCTAGATAGTTGTTCATATTTTCATCTACACGAAAAGTAATAGAAAACTCTCCGTATTCTAGATGATCTGGATTAAAATACAATCGTGAAAAAGGCGTCTGTACCTGAACTTCTGCCATTGAAATAGACGGCAATGTTGCAGACTGTATATACAGTTCTACATTCGGCAGTCTACGAATCGTAAACTGAAATCCAAGTGGTGATAAGAAGTTTTGACCGGTTGCCATTTGTTATCCTATAAACAATTATACTGGTATTTATACAAAAAAAAGGAGAGGACCGAAGCCCTCTCCTCTAATTCAGGATGGATTAACTCCATTCTTATTGTCGAATTACATGATGTTTGTAACTGTAATTCTACGATAGTATACGTTTGAGTTAGCTGTAAGTGTCGAAGAAGAAGCACCAGAACCAGTTGCGAATGGATTTGCAGCCATGCCGTAGCGTGTCTTAAATCCGATCTTTGGCTGGAATGTGTCTTCGCCAACTGCGCGAACCATCTGCAATGGTACATATGGGCAGTAGAAGAGACCAGCGTCAAATGCGCTAGAACCCTTGTAACCGACAACCATGTAGTTAGCAGCTGCATATGGGTCGATGTATACGCGCATACGACCATTCAGAACACCAGCGAAGGTGTTGCCTGTGTCGTCTACACTCAAAGAATTGCTGTTAAGAGCAGGGGCGTAGTCAAGAACACCGGCCATCTGAAGAGCAGAAGCTACGTCAGAAGAGCAGATAACTACGTTGCCTTTGCCGCGACGTGTAGCTTTCGCAATTGCGTTGGCTTCGATCTCGGTCTGGAACATCAGGCCCTTGAACTTCTCAACTGACCAACGGCCGTTTGAGTCAACGTCAAGGTTGAATGTGCCTGGTGATGTTGTACCAGCAGCACCTGTGTTAGCAGTTACATAGATTGTGCGAATAACTTCGCGGTTGATTTCAGCAAGAATCTCGCTTGTAAGAATGTTAGCGAGTTCTGACTCAGCGTCAAGGCCGTGAATTGCCTTCAGGTCTTGTGCCAATTCAGTTGTGTATTCTGCTTTCAGAGCGCGTGACTTTGCAGTTACGGACACTTTGTCGATGGTGAAACCCATTTCAGCAAATGTTGCATTGGCTTCGGCATCGGACGTAGCCATACCAGAACCAGTGTTAGCAAGTGCAGAAATGTTTGGAATGCCACCAGCGTGTGTGCCTTGGTCTGTCGAGAAGTCTGTGTCGGCTTCGTCGAACAGAGCTTCGCCTGTGACTGCTGTTGTGTTAGCATATTGGGCCTTCATTGCGAAGATAAGACCGGTTGGGCCTGTCATTGGCTGAACGCCGCAAACATCATACGCAATCAGGTTTGGCATTGCACGGCGAACCAAGCTGATCAATACGGGATCGTATGTGTCAACCTGAGCAGAACCGGCGTTGTTTGCTGGTGCAGCTTCGTTCAACAACGAAGAAACTGACCATGCATTGCTCTCTTTAAGAGAACGCTCGGTGTTCTCCAACATTTGAGCAACGACAGCACGCTTGTGACTGTCTTTAATGGCTTCTAGTTCAGGATGCTCTAGAACTGGCTGCCACTTCTTATTTAATTCTTCAGTAAGCATTTGGATTATCTCCTTATTAGTAAACTTAAATTATTTATATTACCGAATATTTTTGAAAGTCTTAGTAATCGATGCAGCGTAGCGAGCAACGGCAGGATCGACATACTGAGTTGACTGTTCATCAACAGGATCTAGATCATCCTTATTTTCAGTTATTACTTCAGAAGTTTTCGTGAAGTAATTTTCCTTGACGATTTCAATCTTGCGTTTATAATCTTCAAGGTCATTATATTCTAGGCCTTCTACGAGAGAACGAAGTTTTTCAACCTGTGTCTCGGCAAGACCTTGTGAAACTTCTTCGAAAATGTCGGACTTATCGGCGCTTTCTAAACGCTTCTTAAGTTCGATTGTTTCGTCAACTTGTTCGTTAAGTTTCTTCTCAAGCTCTTCGATCTTTTCAGACATTTCGCCAACTAGATCAACACTCTCTTCAGGAATTGAGATTTGATGTTCATTGAATAGTGTCTTAAGACCATCGATGAAGGACTCAGTGATGTCGGCGCGGAGTGAAGACTCGATACCAACTTCATTATCTTTCATCCATGTTTCTACAACATAGTCTAGATATGTGTCAACTTTTTCTGTAAGATCCTTAGTCGCTACTTCAACCTGTTCGTCTAACTTCGAAGAAAACTCTTCTTCTAGACGAGCGACTTCGCTGCTAACTTTCTCATTAACAACTGTTTCGAAAATAACAGCAGCCTTTTCTTTAAACTCTTCTGTAAGTTCTTCGCCTGAGAAAATAGCGTCGATATGTTCACCCATAGACTTATCGGCTGAACGAGCGACTTTCTTAGGACCAGAACCCTTTTCTTCTGAGGGGACAGCGCCGGCAGCTTCTCCCGCAGCAGCTGAATCAGCTTTGCGTTTCTTTGCCTTTACTGGTGTTGGATCAGCAACTTCAGAATTCTCGCCGTCGGCTTTGAATTCATCTAGCTCCTGAACTTCAAGTTCTTGTTCTGACATTTGAAATCTCCTTAATGGTATTCTTCAAAGTTTTGTTTTTTATATTTATAAAAAATAATATTTTGCTAGAGTGAATTCAAAAATCTTGAAAATAATTTAAACTTTTGTTCTTCTAGCTGTTCTTTTGATAGCTTCTTCGTTTCAGTTACAATCTGATCAATACGATCTTGCGCTCTCCAAGAACCAGAAGCAACATCGTAAACCCATTCTACACCTTCCATAATGCCTCTTACAAAAGCATCTGGCGCGGAAGGATCAGCCACAATGTCACCCGCAGTAGCAAGCATAAAGTCGTTTTGAACTTCCATTATGCCTTGTTTGTTCGCTTTTAATGAACCCATGCCACGAGATGAAACACCAAGTGTTGCGCCTTCATCCATTAAACTCTTTACTACTTTGCCCATTGGTGTGTCCATGATCTTCGCTTTACCAACAAAATTAGAACCTTCTTGTTTTAGTTCTGTGATCATATGGGACACTCTGTCAAGATTTACCGTTGGACCTTCTGGATGACCAAGTTCACCAAAAGCACGATTCTTCTCGACAAAATTCTTGTTATATCTAGCTACTTCTTTTGCAATAACAGGAGCAGGATACATTCTACCATTTCGATTTTTAATATCTCCTTGCATGAAGATACCTTCAATGAAATAGTTTTTCTTTCCACTCTCTTCTATTGTCTCGGTAACGTATTGAACGTCCTCCATAACTTCGCAGATAAGTTTCATTATTCGTCTCCTCCGGCTACGGGCGTTCTGTATACTGTAGCCACATCGGTATTGAGAGAAATATAATACTCATGTGACCAACAGTCGATTATTACAGAATCTCCTGGTCCAACCATCGTAGTAGCAATTACGTTCGAATCGGTTGTACCAATCTCTACGTTTGCAACTGATGATGCATTTGAATTATATACTCTTTGCCAACGGCTATCAGAAATTTGTACATGCGTGTCATCAAGGACGGCACTATTTGCAACTGGTTTAAAAGCCATTATACTGCCTCCCTAGCGAAATTAATAATTTCAGAAAACGATGTCTTATCGCTCATCATTTTTTCTTCCATTTTCTTTTTATTTGAACCATTAAGGTTTTTGTATAAATTATTTAGAAGTTTTGCCTGTTCTACTGTTAGTTTAATTGTAGAACCGTCTTTTAACGTCATAACACCTTCATGAATAACAGACTCTTCTGTTGGTTCCATACCAACAACATCATCACCTTTACCTTGTGCTTGTAACCTAAAAGTCTTAATGATTTCAGCTCTTTGTACTCTGTCAATAGAAGTAATCATATCATTAGGACGTTTTAGAATTTTACGCAACTCTACTTTTACTCTATCTGCACTTGGTGCATCCATAAAGAATTTTGGCAGGCCTTCGATATCTACTTTGAAGAAACCTTCTGACATTGCCTGTTTTGTAGCAGTAGCATACATTACTTCTTTCCAACGATCACCATAACGACTCTTGAATTCATCTGTTTTGGATTTCATTGATTTGACAATCTCTTCACGCTTCTTCATTTGAGCATCAGACATTTCTTTGACATAACTGTTTTGAAGCGCTCTCTTTTTAGCTTCACCAGCATCAGCCATGGCTTTCTTTAGTCTCTCTTTTGCTGCTGTCACACGATCAGCAGCTTCTTTATCTCTTTCTGCCCTTCTAGCTTTTTTGTCCATTGAAGCTGATTTAGCGTCTTGTCGACCTCTTGCACTAAGTCTAATATTGCCATGTTTGTTGACAACAGCTTTTTTAACAAGTCTACCTGCACCTCTTGCTACTGCACCAACACCACGAGCAACAGCGCCGATTAATTCATCTAACTGTTCTTCTGTTAAATCGTCTACATTAATGCCTTCATCAAGTAAAAACTGTGCAAGAAACTGTGTTTCTGCTTCTTTTACAACAGTCAAATCCATTGTAACTACAGCAAAGTTTTTTGGACCTAATGCGAGTACTTTTCCTTTAATCTCTTTTGCTTTTTGATCGGCTTCTTGTTTTGTTTTAAACATAAACAACTTTTGAGCTTCATCAAGTACTTCTTCTTTGACTGCCCATTTGCCAGCAGACTTACCAACGCCTCTGATAACTTTGCCGCCAACTTCTTTTGCCTTCTTACGAGCATCTGCTTCGTTGTCGTATAGATGCAAAGCGCCTTTTTTCTCGTCGAGTTTAACTTCGTGTGATTCGCCTAATGAATGTTTTATAGCCGCGTCAAGCAATTCTTCAGCTTTTTTGTCACTTACTTTCAATGCCTTCTTAATAGCGGCAATGCCTTGCTGAGCATTTTTAGTTGGACCTATAATCTTTAGAATTTTTTTCATTTCTGCGGCAGAAGCTGCTTCACTAACAACTTCTTCTTTTTTTAGATCAGCCGGTTTCATATTATGATATTTCATAAGTCTAGTTGCTGCCGACATACTAACAAAAGGAATATCTGCCTTATATAATTGTATTAATCCATTTTTATCATCTTTAACTTTATCCATAATAGCCATTAATTTGTTAGCATTGTCTACACTAATTCTTTTGCCACGCATTGGTTCATATGCTTTTTTCAATGCATCGATTTGACTTGCACTCATCTTTGCTTCAGCAACTACTTCTTCAGTGAACACAACTTCGAACGATGTTGTCGCGCCAGTCTTTGGATCAAGAGCCATCATACGCTCTTTACCTTTTGTTGCATTCTTGTAGTCTTTGCTAACTTTACGGAAGTTTGCTTTTGAGATATGAATTTTACCGTTTTTAATCTCGTAGTTCTTTGCTTCATCAACTTTAACAGCCTTAGAAATAGCTTTTCTACGCTTGTGTAGATATTCATCAGAACTATCTACATCACCGTCATTGTCTATGTCTTTGTCTTTTCTATCGCTAAACTTTTTTTTAAGAGCCTTTTGGTTTACCGGATCCATGCCTTCGGCCATAGAACAATCTTCTTCGTGTTCTCCGTCTTCACCGCCGCATTCCGGACACTCGTCATCATCATCGTCGTCATCGTTGTCTTCACCGTCATGCTCTTCGTAAACTTCTTCGTCCTTGCCTTTTTCCAAGTCGGCAAGACGCTTCTTCTTCGCAGGAGACTTCTTTGTACCATTGTAGATGCCAGGATCATCATCGTGACCAGGGTAATTGGTCTTGTTGACAATGTGTTTATCCTTGAATCTTTTTTCGTCACCGGCTTTTGGCTCGGCAACTTCTTTGATGAAGGCTTGGAATTTTTTCATTTTTATTATTCCTCGTTAGTCTGTTTATTTTAATTATTCTTCTTCTTCATCAACATTGTCGCTATCATCTTCAAACTCTTCTGTCTCATCATCAACATCTACTTCAATATCTTCATCAGCGCCATTCATAATTCTATCCGCAACCTCTTGCCGTCGAGCATCGATTGCTGCTGAAATTTTGTCATGCATTACACCGTCAAAAGCGGTTTTAAAATCATTTGGTTTTTCTTCATGTGCAAACTTCAATAAATCCGCAATGTTATATTGTCTATCATCAGCCATAATTAACTCCTGTATTATATTTATAAAATAATAAAATTATTGTTCAAGTTCTTGATCGTCTTCTTGATCATCTTCTGGTGGCTGTTCTTCACCATCTTCTGGTTCTTCTTCAGCTTCCATGTCTTGCATTTGTTTCAATTCATCTTCAATTTGTTTATTTATTTCTATAATTTCGTCTTCTGTCTGCATTAATACATTTTTGCGTACCCATTCAACAGAATAATACTTGCCCACAAATTCATCAAGGTCACGCATTAATGTAATTCTGTTTTGAAGAATTTCTGATTCTTTTAACTCTTCAAAATGGTTATCAAACATAAAATCAAAACGAAGATTTGATTGAATTTCAGGCCAGTCTTCTGGTGTGATTACACCTTTCAGTATCAATTGTTTTTCTAAAATCTTATCAAAAAGAATTGAGAAACGATTACGCAATCTTGCAATAAATCTTGAGAATTTAATTTCGTCCCTTGAAATTTCTGATGCTCTACCAAGTGAGAAGCCATTCTCTGCTTCAAGTCTTGATATCGGCACATTCAATGCTTGATATACTTTCTTTTGAAAATATAATATGTCTTCCATTTCACCTAAGTTTTGACCACCAGGAAGAGTTGTAATCTCTGTGCCTCGACCACCTTCTCGACGTGGGAGCCAGAAGTCTTCTAACATAGTCATAAACTTACGATCATCCCGCACTTCACCAGTCGATGCATCATATACAAGACGATTCTTATGTTTTGTCATCATATCGCGTAGATATTGTTCTGCCTTCATCTTAGGCAAGTTACCAACATCGATATAGAAGATACGGCGTTCTGGCGCACGAGAAATACGATAGATAACAGCGGCGTCTTCTAACATACGCAACTGGTTTATTGGTTTGATTGCTTTGTGTAGATGGGAAAGAACTAATGAATTGTTTTCATTCACAATACCAGATGTTGTATGTATGATAGAATCTCTCGCAATCTTTAATCCACGAGTGCCGTCTATATTACTGCCATGGCTTTTTGATGCAAACCCTTTGTCATTATAAATGTAGTATTCATTCTTTGTCTGTTGAATTACAGCATCGCCATCTTTCTTCTTTGCAATCTCTTTAATCTTACGAATCTTACGAGGATCAATATATCTAAGTTCTTTGATACCTTCTCTAGGTTTTGATTCGTTAATAATTGCGTGATAGTAGAGTCTTCCATCTACATACCATTTCTGAAATACATCGTAACCGATGTTTGAAAAATCTAATAACCGAAGAACTTCATCAAATTCTTCACGAATTCTTTTCTTGATTGTTTCTGGTTGTTCTATATCGTCTGTAACACACTCAACAATTTTTTCTTGTGAGGACGATACAATTGCTTCGTTAACAATATCTTCTATTGCTCTTTGAACTTCTGGCTGTTGAACCATGTTACGATACTTGGTAACAAGTTCTGCCTCATTCTTTGCAGTACCTTCTAAATCAACATATGTACCATATGTACCACCACCAGAGACAAGAATAGCACCATCGTCGTTGACTGGTTCAGCAAACGATTTTAACTTTTCTTCGTCCTCTTTTTTTCTTTTAATTTCAAAACCAAAAAGTTCTGCCATATTTAAATCCTTATCTTAGAAATAGGGGAAAGGGGAGTTAAAACTCCCCTTCAAACCTAATTCAAATTAGCCGGTCGAACGACCAGTGATACCACCAGAAACTTCCCAGAAATCATATTGGAATGTCACTGTAAATTCTTCAATCGTGTCTACTGTTTCCCAAGCCATTTCAATCGTTGAAACTTCTGAAGGATACAGACCGTTGAATGTATATTCACGAATTGGTACACCTGTTTTAGAAAACTGTGTAATCTGTGCTTGTGCCTTATAGAGCAATGGCGAAGCAGAACCAAACTGACGAACGTTCGTTGCGTGAGTATTGATTGAATGCATCCATTGTTCTAGTGCATTGCGTACTAGGAAGTCTTCATCGTTAATTACTGTGACTGTCCATTCAGCGAATGTTCTGTCGCCAGCAATCTTTACTTTGCGACCAAAGTAAGGAACTTCGATTGTACCTAGTGTTGAAGCAGGAATTTGTGCCGCCTTGATCATGAAAGGCGTCTTAATTGCTGCCGCAGCGTTAACTGGATTTTGAAGCGTGACTTGGAAGAGAGAGTTGCGGGCACCTCCTAATACAAGTTGGCTTCGAATTTCTTGGACGTTAAAAGCCATGTTTAATCTCCTATAATATTTCTTTTATTTATATTAGAATCTGCCAACAATCTCTTCAAACTCTACGCCTGTTCGAACAGCAACAAAGTTAAGCTGAATGAAGTTAATAGCCTTCGCTGGCTTAATGTAAATGTCGCCGACAAACTCGTTACGGTCAATAACTTCGCCTGTGTTATTTGTTTCGTCGCAAACAACGCGGAAGTCATAGATACCGCGACGACCTTGAACATCGCGTAAGAATGGTTCTACCAAGTTTTTAAACTGTGCGCGAGTAAACTCATCGTTGAATTCGAAGAGTGTGTACTTGGCAGCAGTTGCAATTGCCTTTTCAAGAACGATGAAGAGGCGACGAACGTTGATACGATCAAATGCACTTGGTTTTGCCTGTAATGTTTTATCGCCAAAGAGCAATGTGCCTTGGCCTGGTTGTGTAATAACTGGATTGATACCTGCCTTGTAAAGAATGTCTCGTTCGGCTTTGGTTGGGTTCCATGCCAATTTTACGATATTCTTAATAATACCACGATTGTAACCAGCAGGTGACCACCATGGGTCATTTGTATTGTCTGTACGAACACATAGACCAGCAATATCGCCGTTCAATGGTACATATCGATATACGTCATTGTATTTGTCGTACTGATACTTGTGTCCAGAGTCTACAACAGCGTAAGATGTTGATGTTAAACCGTTTCTGAAAGCAACAACTTGATCAAGTTCTGCGCCATATGATTGATTTACAACATCACTGGCTTCTGGCGAAACGAAAGCAACACAGTCTTTACGAACTTCACAGATATTATCGATGATGTAGTTAGCAATTACTGTATTTGCAGTGCCGCATAAGAACAGAGAAATGTCAACGTCTTCTGCTGAACGATATCGATCAATACCAGCAGCATATCGGCCAAGAGTTTGTGTTGTCTCTGTGGCATTGGAACCATTTGTACCACCGGCAAGTGTTAGATAGTTATCAGCACTATCTGCAAGTGATGTACTTGTTACATAAATATGATTTGATCTTTCGTTAATTACCTCTTGATAATAGATGTTGTTTCCATCTTCGTCGGTATCGGTTGATAGTTTTCCTAAGTTTGCAAATACTTCTAGGACAGTGTTTGCTGTACCTGTTATACCGCCACCTTCATCGACAACAACAACGTGAACGTTTGCAGCGCCTGGCTGAACGTCAACTAGATTGTAGTATCTCCACTTTTTAGTTGCAGCGGTTGGTGAGTTTTCTGCCAACTTGTAAGTAGTATCAAAAGTAATAACTTGGTTTGTGCCATCAGAACCACCTACTACTGTAACAATAAGGTCTTGGAAACCAAGAGAGTTATTGCCAACTCGTAGAATATCGTTTACTTGAAGGTCTGCCGCAGTAACTTCTGTCTCAAGAATTGTTGCCTGATTGTTACCTTGTTCAATTGAAACGATTGTCATATCGGACGAAAAATCTGTATTGCTATAGCAAAGAGAAACCATTAGGTTGTTTCCTAATGAGCCAGGATCTTTAGCAACAAATGTTGTTGTGGAGGAAATGGCTTCTACTTCTTCTCTTGTCTCGTATTGTGCTGTTGTACCAGCGTCAACAGCGTTATTTGCGTCTGTTGAAACAACACGAGTTACATATAACTTATTGCCATACGACAGAAAGTTTGCAGCAGTAAACCATGTACGATAGTTATCGGCGTTTGGCTTGCCAAAAATGTTGACTAATTTTGTTTCAGTGTCTACTAAAACTCTTGTATTAACGGGTCCTTTTTGGAAAACACCGACGAGCGCGCCTTCTGTCGTAGATACGGCAGGCACCACAGTAGATAGATCGATTTCCGATACATTGACCCCAGGACTTACTTGGAATGGCATGTTAATTCTCCTCGTTAGCAAGTATGCTTATTTGCAAGATTTCTTTTTGATATTTATATTTTTTTGAACTTCAATTAAGGTTCAGGTGTTACATAATAAGGCGCACTAGGGTCGGTGTTTTGATCTAAACATACTTGATTTACCCAATCGTAGTTAGTACACCCATCGTCCAGAACATTTAATGTACGACTATTTCCTGCAACTGTGGTCAATGTACCTTCAAATGGAGTTCCTGCACCTCCATTAGCAAAAACGTTTGTAGACGAAGATGATGCAGCATTTGGTACCCAACTACTATGTCCTGCTGTAGCATCTCCTAAACGATGTACTTTTATATTGTTAACGTAAACGTTTGGACTTCCGGCCGCGGCCGGATCTCCACATGCAGTTACATCACCAATTCTAACTGTTTTTGCACCATTTACATATACATCAGGCGAACCTGTAACGTAATTGGTGCGATGAAATGGATTTGGTGTTCCACTTGCATGGCCAACATGTGCATCTAGTCCTACTCTTACAACACCTGGCATTATTGAAGCCACCTTCCGTCGCCTGTATCTACTCTAACAGGTTCTTCAATTGCTTCGTTACCATCATAAAATCCAATTGGCATCATTTCATCCATAAGTTCTTCTTCATTTCGTTCTCTAAGTCTAGCCATAGTATTTATGTCAGTCATATCCTTGAAATATTGTTGACTACTTAACCATGCAAACAATACAAGAGTCATTACCATATCATCATGACAACCAGATTCTGCTTCATAAGATGCACCTCTGCGAGAAAATGTAGACAATTCTGATATTGTTTCGAAGTTATTTACAATAAGTTGGTCTTGTTCTATTAACAATTTTAAAACAGAACAACCAACAGATTTGACTACTTTCGTTGTGCGAATACCTCTGTCTGTGTTGGGTTTAAACCCACTAGATATTCTTTTGCCGCTTCTTCCTGCTGTTTCTGTAGATACTATATTTTCATACTCATAGTCATAATATAATAGACTTGAAACCTGTTCACCTATATCATTAATTTCTACAAGTGTCAACGCTTCGTTATATGATTTTGCAATTCTATGAATTACCTCTGTATATTCAACAGGTGTAATTGTATTATCTCTAAAAATACAAACTTGTTTATATGGCATATTTGTTACATCAAAAACACTAAATGCAGAATAATCAAGTCCTTTACCACGAGAAACGTCAACAACACAGACATAAGAATGACCCATTTCTGGTTGACTATAAATCTTTAATGTCGCATCTTTACTTTCAAATATTGGTCTTCTTGAAACCAAATCTTTAAGTTTGCCGCCATCGATAAGAGTACCAGAACTACCTAAAAACTCACAACAAAACTCTTGTGTAAACTTTTGAGTATCAAAGTCAAGCCCCTCTAATGTCTCTTGTTTCCATCTTTCGTCTCTTCCTGGTACTTTCCACCAAGGAACTTCGACATATTGATATCCATTTGTACCTTCTTTCGCACCTTCACATGTCTTGTAGAAATGATTCAGACCATTTGGTGTAGATGTAAAGAGTATCTTTGTTGTTTCGCCAGATGAAATAGTTGGAAAAACAGAAGCAAAGAAATCGTCCCAATTCTCTACAAAGGCAGTCTCATCAATGTACAAGAGACTAATAGACTTGCCCCTGATAGCACTACTAGAAGTCGCAGAAGCAATAATTTTACATCCATTTTCAAATTCAACACTCCCTTTATTCCATTCAATTACACCTTGTTGTAACCATTTTGGCAAGGCTTCAAATGCAAGTTTAATACGATCAAGTATCTCTCTGGCTGCATCACCCTTATTAGCAAGAAGTGCTACAGTTTTATGACTATTGAAGAGTATATAATGTAATATTATTACAACAGCTGTTGTGGTTTTGCCAGCCTGTCGAGAAGTATTGACAACAACCCTTCGATTGTTTGTAGTTAAATCTATGATTTCTTTTTGATATTCATACAGTTCGATAGGAATAAATCCGCGGTCAACATGAACTATTTTGATATATTTCTCGGCAAAATACTTTACATCTTTTGTACAGCGGACAAACTCTTGTACTTTGTCTTCTGTCCATTGAATAGATGTATTTTTTCTTTTTAAATTAATATTACCTAAGTAACCACGTTCATCATTCATTAGTCATTTTCTCTATCATCTGTTGTAGGTCCGCTGTAGAACCAACAAATAAATTGTTATTCACTGTCTGTGGGTTTACTTTTTCTTCTTTATCGACCAATTCTTTTTTCTTTTTAGAAAGATCAAGCAAGTCTTTGTTTGCATCTACAAGAGTTTTCATCAGTGTCGATACGACCTCATAGGCTCTTGGATGCTCAGAAGCACGAGCAACATCAATCATATCTTCAAGTGCTTTGTTGCCTTGTTCTATGACTGAGTATAGATTTTCTCTTGTATATCTGAAATCATTTTCGATGTTATCGTCGTGACGAGGAACGATAACTTCTACAGGTTCTGACTGTAGAGGAGTAATTCCTAAAGATTTTGCAATAGTATTGTCCATATCATGATCCTTCTTCAATAACTACTACATAGTCCCAATCGTCATCAAAGTTAACAGAAGTATATGTTACAGAATTATTATCTGGAGCACTTACTGTAACAGTTGGTGCTGTCTCATAAGGTCCACCGGACTCGGTGACTGTGATTGAATGAACGCCATAACCAATGACATTAGCGGTCGCCGTTGCTGTTGTACCAGCAGGAGGATCAGCAATTGTAATTGTTGGTGCAGAACTATATCCAGAACCAGCGTTTGTAATTGTAATACCAGTTACTTCATAGTTTGAAATTGTCGCGGTGCCTGTTGCAACATCACTGCCCGTTTCTGGATCCGAGAAAGTAACCGTTGGTGCAGTATCATAGCCCCAACCACCATCATCAATTGTAACTGTACTATCTACAGTATCACCAGACAATGTAGCCGTTGCTGTTGCCGTTGATGTATCTGGAGCAGCAATTGTAACTGTCGCAGAGTTATAACCAAGGCCTGGAGAAGTAACTGTAATTTCATTGACAGCATAACTTGTAAGATTTGCTGTTGCCGTTGTTGTACTTACTTGTGATGATACAAAGTCTGCTGGCGAACCATTTGCAAGCAAACCAGGATAAACATTGACACTATCCAATACAGTGTTTGACCAAGAACCACTTGATAATGCATTGTAGAAGTTTGTATTTGCAAACTTGATAATCTTTTTAGTAGAGACCGGCCCAAAGAAATAACCTTTCATCGTGAATGTCAAGTTCCAAAGAACCACCTGTCTTTCTTGAAAAGATCCCTCATATACCTCTTCAGAAGTTACGCCAGTTAAAATTGTAGGAATATCAAAATACAAATCTAAATCATCTACTAATTTGACTGATGTTGTCCACTCAGGTTTAAAGAATGGCAATATCTGTTCAAGTATCTTTGTACCATCTTCTGAATACTTTGCCATAATAGAAAGAGTAAAATCTAAATTATATGGCGCAGGAGTATATTGTCTACTTAATCCGTTATCATTGGCTGATAATGCTCTTGTATTGCGAGATAGTGTCGTAAGTCTACGATCTGGATCATAGGCAATGTTTTCCATTTGAAACGACATACGAGGTAGTGTGATTGCCTGTGGCCGTGTCAATGTAGGATTTTGATCAAGCATTGCAAGAAATTTTTGTTGAGGCCCATAAGAAATCGGAACTTTAAATCTTTTCTGTTGTGTACCATCGTTTAATGAACGAGATATGATAATCTCATTAAAAAGTGTGCCGAAAATAACGACATATCTTCGCATTGTTTGATGATAAAATTCATGTCCAAACATTACCATCTACCTCCTTCACTAAACGGATCAGATTCGCTGAAGTCGATAATGTTGTCTGCTGCGGTTTCTATTTGAGTATTATCTGCTAATGTATCTACTGTCTCAATATCAGTAATAGCAGTATTTGTAGTTGCAATATAACTTGCAAAGACATTATCAATTTCTGTAACGCCTGTACTAAATGTTTCTTGTGAGTATTCAAATAAATCACAACGAATATCATATGTCTGTAAAGAACCCATTTGATAAAAAATAGCTTCGTGTTCAACAAATTTAATTTCAAAAATCTTTCGATTTAATGGAAAATAAATTAAATCACCAATAGTTGGTACTGGTTTTGTTGTATATTTACCAACTTCTTGTTCATAAGTTCTTTGTGCTACGGTGAATGTAATTTCATCACGAATTTCCAATCCAAATTTAGATAAGAAATCACCATCGCCTTCAAAGCCATCAACATTTTTGATGTACATTTCAACAAGCAATGCGTTATTAAATATTGGTAAATCGTCTTCATTTAGAATATCATCTAAACTGGTATATTCTGTATCATTATCTGTTTGTCGTTTTCTATTGATGTAATAAACATCGTGACCGTATATTTTAATAGACTCAATAACCAAGTCTTCAATGAGATATTGTTCCATTGAACTCTGGAAATTATTGAAGTAGACCGAAGTTGCCATGGTCTTATCCTATCATATCGGTAACCGGAAGCGAATAAGAAGAAATCATCTCCTCTTCTAACCTCTGAATTTCAGCAGCCGCGTCCTGTAGAATTTGTTCTCCGTTAAATGTTACACCGCCTGGCAATTGCATACCAGTGAACTTTGTGAGATTTGACCCCCATTGATATTTAATCTTTGCTGTTGCATAGTTTTGTAACCAACGATCTTTATAAACATCAGCATATACAGTAGGGTCAACTATATTATAACACTCTGCTACGATATAATGACCAACATTAACTTTTTGCCAATCCATATCAATATACAATCGATTTATATGTCGATTGTAACGAATTGGTTGTTTACCAACTAAAAGTTCTTCAATGAACTGAATGTGTTGCATGGCCATCATATAATGGGTGAGCGAATAGTTGCTCATGTCATAAATATCATTAAGTGCAAACTGGTAGCGAATATTAAAAAGATTATTAACGGAAAGTGAATCGCCAATATCAAAAAGATTAACAACACCAATGATATTTTCTGCAACAGGGATATAACCATTTGTTTTATCGTCTGCGGTGATAACATGTTTTAAAAATGTTCTTTCTGCGCCGTCGAAGTGGTAGTCCCAATAATATGACAAAGCCTCATCAATGCGATCCGACACTTGATCGTCATCGACATTAATTTCGATAACTGGTTTACCTAACTTTCTTAGGCACCATTCTGAAAATTCTGATCTTGTTGTTGGCTGTGCCATTTAACGCCTTTCTAATCCTTTAACTATATTTATGCCTTACTTGCAAATATAACGTCAACATATTGGACCGCAAGGTTAAAACTGTGACTGTGTGAACTACCAGTAAAGGTCGCGTTAGCAGTATGACTATGTGCCGCAATATTATGACTATGCGCGCCAATGTTGTGAGCGTGAGCGCCGCCGGCACCTGTACTACCTGTCGTTGCACCATTGTTTACGCTAATGTTAAGAGCGTTAGATGGTATAGCGCCTTTACCTGCACCACCACCGTAACCATTAGCAGTATTTACGGTCTGTGTATATGTATGAGTATGGCCTGGTATTGTGTTATTACTAAGTGTAGTATTACCAGTGTTAATTGTCGTTGCAGCAGTATTATTACCGCCGTTAGCTACAGACACAGCAACGTTACCAGCGGCAGTCGCAGAAACCGACCAACTCGAAAATGCAGTTGTAAATGCTTCAGTACCGCCAGTACCTACTGTACCACTAATAACACGAAGCGCTTTGTTGTTATGTGTTGTTATCTTTGTCCAGCCGGTTGGTGCCGCTGTTTGTTGGAAAAGCATGATCGTGCCGGTTGCGAAGAAACTAGAAGAAGCAAGTTTGGCATCTAGTGCCGCTTGTAATCCATCGACGTTCGATATAATGTGGTTATGCGAGTCGTCAGCGACTGTAACACTAATCGATGTTGTACCGGAACCACTCACATCACCACTAAGTGTTATGGTCTGGTTGCCTGTCAAATATGAACCAGATGGTTGTATACCGGCTTCAGCGAGTGTGTTATTAACCCACGCCGTGCCATTCCACTTTAGAATTTCGCCAGCTACGTTAGTTGTGACAGTGACATTGCTTAAACTATCTAATGTATGGTTATGACTTGTTGATGACTTACCATCTAGGGCTGACTGTAAACCATCTACGTTACTTATGATGTGATTGTGACTATCATCAACAATAGCTACTGTTAGTGTAGCATTACCTAAGTTAGTAAATGTTGCACTACCTGTCGCATCGCCAGCAAGTGTTAATACAGGATCTGATGTAGCAGTCGTCGCTAGAGATACGTTACCACTACCATCTATACTTGCACTACCTGTAACAGCGCCTGTCAGACTTAGTGTACGAGCTGTTTGCCAAGCACTTGCTGATGTAGCGTTACCACTTAAAGCACCTTCAAAAGTTGATGCTACAACTGTACCACTTGTAATTGTTAAATCGCCTGTACTAGCGCCTGTCGCTGTGGTTGTACCAAAAATAAACTTATCAGCTGATTCGTCCCAACCCATAAATGCGTTATCGCCGGTCGTGCCGCGTTCAATTATGATACCTGCATCACTTGACGCAGCTGTTGTGCCAGTTCCAAGTTCAAGTAGAATATCTTCAATAGTTGTATTTGTTGCACTGTTTGTAACTGTCGTGCCGTTAACTGTTAAGTTACCGGACACTGTAAGATTGACTGCCGTTGCTGTACCAGTTAATGCTGGACTTGCTAATGGCGCTTTTGCATCTAAAGCAGTCTGTAACCCGTCAACATTTGATATGATATGATTGTGCGAGTCGTCTGCTACAGTGACACTAATCGATGTTGTGCCTGAACCACTCACATCGCCGGACAATGTAATGGTCTGGTTGCCTGTTAGATATGAACCAGATGGTTGAATACCAGCTTCGGCAAGTGTGTTATTGACCCAAGCAGAACCGTTCCACACTAATACTTCGCCAGACGAATTAGTCGTAACTGTTACGTTGCTTAAACTGTCTAGTGTATGATTATGTGATGCAGTTGCGTAATACGCACTAGATTGACCATCGAGCAAGTCAGCATCAAGGCCAGACCCAGCGCCATCAACCGTTTTAATCTTAGTTAAAACATCTGCTGCTGTATAACTTGATGAAGCAAGTTTAGCATCCAACTGTGATTGAATAGCGCTTGTAACACCATCAACATAGTTCAATTCTGTAGTTGTTAATGTAGCGCCATCCAAAATATTAATTTCAGCAAAATTAGCGGTTACACCATCCATGTTATTCAGTTCACTTGCTGTTGCTGTGATACCTAAATCTGAAAGTGAACTTACTGTGCCTTTTGCGTTCAATTGTGTTTGGATGTTGCTAGTTACGCCATCAAGATAATTGATTTCTGCTGTAGAAGCGGTGACGCCATCAAGAAGATTCAATTCGGCCGCTGTACTAGTAACTGCTGTGCCGCTAAGTTCCAATGTAGCAACATTAAGAGTGCCTGGCGTGACTGTTAAAGTACCTGTGCTAGTACCTGTAGCGATTGTTGTACCAAGAACAAATTTATCGTTAGTTTCATCCCATCCAATAAATACGTTATCACCTGTTGAACCACGTTCAATTATAATACCCGCATCGCTTGCTGCGGATGTTGTACCGGTTCCAAGTTCAATAAGAACGTCTTCGATGGTCGTGTTTGTTGCACTGTTTGTAATTGTAGAACCATTAACCGTTAAGTTGCCTGATACCGTAAGATTAACAGCGGTTGCTGTACCTGTCAAGGCTGGACTTGCTAATGGCGCTTTAAGATCAAGTGCGGCTTGCAGTCCATCAACATTGCTTATGATATGGTTATGACTATCATCAACAACAGCTACTGTCAATGTGCCGTTGCCTAAGTTCGTTAATGTAACACTACCTGTCGCATCACCAGCCAATGTAATTGTTGGATCACTTGTAGCGGTTGTTGCCAACGAAACATTGCCACTACCGTCAACACTTGCGCTACCTGTAACAGCGCCTGTTAGACTTAGTGTACGAGCCGTGCTCCAGGCGTCTGCTGTATCTGCATTACCTGTTAGGTCGCCAACAAATTCGCCTTGCGAAAGTGTAATGCCGGCCGCTGCAAATGTGCTGTGTGTTGATCCGTCAATGGTTGCTGTAATGGTTCCAGTACCACTGTCAGCAACAACAAAGGAACTATCTCCTTCTGTAAGAGTTGTACTACTTAAAGCAGCTAGTCCATTGTCTACATATGCTTTGATTGATTGTTGGGTGGCTAAATGACTTGCCGAATTAGACGACATATCATCTTCATCTTTGATTGATGTACCTGATATGGTACCATTTAATACAGCACTTGTCAATGTTTTATTTGTAAGTGTGTCAGTAGTAGCCCGTCCCACAAGTGTATCTGTAGATGTTGGCAGAGTAAGTGTGCCTGTATTTGTAATACTACTAATAACCGGTGTTGTAAGTGTCTTGTTAGTAAGCGTTTGACTAGCCGTTGTTAAAACGATACTAGAAGTGTCACTTAAATCTGTACTAGCAATAGTAATGTTTGCGGTACCATCAAATGACTGTCCAGCGATTGTTCTTGCAGTAGCAAGAGCCGTTGCAGTATCAGCATTTCCTGTTACATCGCCTGTCACATTGCCGGTTACGTTACCAGTCAAATTGCCAGTTACATCGCCTGTCACATTGCCGGTTACATCGCCAGTTAAGTCACCTTCAAATACGTTTGCTACAAGTGTGCCAGCAGTGATTGTTAAGTCACCAGTACTAGCGCCTGTTGCGGTAGTTGTACCAACAATGAACTTATCTGCTGATTCGTCCCAACCCATGAAGGCATTGTCGCCAGTCGTACCACGTTCAATAACGATACCGCTGTCATTTGCGCTTGATGTAACGCCATTGTTTAGTTCAATAAGATTATCACTTACAACAGTATTTGTTGTATTAAGCGTTGTGGTTGTGCCGTTGACCGTTAAGTTGCCACTCAGTGTTAGATTAACGCCTGATGCGGTGCCGGTAATTGTCGGATCACTAATGTCTGGACTTGTAAGAGTCTTGTTGGTTAATGTTTCTGTGCCGGCCAGTGTAGCAAAACTACCATCAGTTAATGCGCTGTTAAACTCTGCGGTCGATCCTGTTAGAGTATTATCTGCAAGATCAATAGTTTTGTTAGTTAGTGTTTGTGAACCAGTAAGTGTTGCAACTGTACTGTCTATAGCAATAGCAACTTGGTTATCACTCACAGTAGTATCAATGCCTGTGCTACCTGCAAAAGTTAAAGTTTGACCAGTAGCAAATGTGTCAGTATTTGGAGTGCCTTGGTTATCGCTTATTGTAAAACTACTACTGATGTTATCAATCTGTGTCTGAATATTTGATGTAACACCATCAACGAAATTTAATTCAGCTACCGTTGCTGTTAAAGTTGTTGTACCATCGTTTAGTGTAGCATAAGTTGTTGTGCCTGTTAGCGTTGGATCACTAATACTAGGCGATGTTATTGTTTTATTAGTAAGAGTTTGCGCGGAGTTTAAGTCAACAGCGGTACCGCCACCAATTGTTGTGCCTGATGGCAATGCTATTGCACTACCAGAAGCAGTTATTGTAGCGCCTCCTAAATTGATAGACGTACCACTAAGATATATGTCCCTAAACCTATAATCTGATGAACCTAAATCATATGTTTCGGTTGTGTCTGGAGTTAAATGTCCAGCAATAGTTGTTGCGCCTAAAGTTTTATTTGTTAGTGTATCAGTTGTCGCACGACCTACTAATGTATCCGTTTCTGCTTGAATTGTTACTGTAACATCACCTGTCGGATCAGCTACGGTAAGAGTAAGTTCATAGTCATCAGCCGTTGCGCCTTCGAAAACAATACTACTATCAGTGATTGCAAGACCACTAATTTCTGGACTTGAAACGATGGGACTTGTAAGAGTCTTGTTGGTTAATGTTTGAACACTGCCCAAGTTTACAAGCTCTGTGCCGCCTGCGGTACTATTATCATGGACTCTGATAGTATTTAAATCTGTATCAATGGTAAGTTCGCCGGCCGCGCCTGTAAAGGAATTGTTTTGGGAAGTATTACCTCTTCGAAATTGTACCGTTGTTGGCATATTGAGCTCCTATTGAATATCTATGTATCTATTTATGCGCCCACATAGGCTTCTGCGTCACCATAATCTATACTTTCTGTAGTACCGACCGGATCCATAAAACTAAAAACACTACCCAAGTTTACACCAAAGGCATCAGTGCCGCTTGCTTCAAAAGGTGTTTCTTGAACCGTTTGTGCAACATTATAACTCATATCAAAATCGTCAACGGATCCTGGCGCTGTATTAAATGTTGAGTTTGGATAACTAGAACCAGATCCGCCGCCAGCGCCCGCATCAGCCCAATAGACTTTACTGGAACCATCTGTGCGTAGTACTTGACCAGAGATACCAAAAGTACCGTTGGCACTAATAAGTCCTGTTGTAGTGATTGTACCCACATTAAGGGTTGATAGTTTGGCACCAATTTCAAAAACGGTGGTTCCGTCTGTACTATACAGAATGCCATCGGCAATGTTTAATGCCAATTCGCCTGTAGTAATATTTGATGTTGTAGGCGCATTACCAGAAACGGAGCTACGCTTCAACTTAATTGTAGAAGCCATTCTTTTATCCCTTATATAAGGTTATGTGGGTGAAAGGAATATTATTCCCCACCCACATATATCTATCAAAATAAAATTAGTAAGTTCCGCCGTCAATAACAGCGTCTAACTGAGCCAACGCACCACTACTAGCAATATCTACTGTAGTAGTTGGTTCAGAAGTAAGACCTGCCCAAACTTTGAAAACACCAGAGTTAGAAGCGTCACGGAAGATACCAGCATATTTTTCAGTGCCATCGTTATAAACACCATACCAACCAACATCATTTGTATCAGAAGAGTTGTCAGCAGCAAGTTTAAGTAACGAGTCACCAATGGAAACTGTTGTCGAGTCGACAATTGTTTGTGTACCAGCAATGTCTAGGTTACCACCAACATACAAGTTGCCAGCGACACCAACACCACCAGATACGACCAAAGCGCCGGTCGATGTTGAAGTTGATGCAGTTGTGTCTGTGACACGAGCAACACCGCCAACATATAGATTTTCAGCAACACCAACACCGCCTGTTACTTTAACAGCACCAGTTGTTGTTGAAGTAGAACCTGTAGCGTTTGTAATGGTAAGTGTACCGGATGAAGCAATGTTACCAGAAGTATCAGCAACTGTGAAAGCACCATCAACATCAATACCGCCATCAAGCGAGGCAAGACCACCAACATCTAATGTATCTACTGTTGTAATGCCGCCGTCTGTGGCCACAACAAAGTTAGAACCATTAACATCGATACCACCATCTAGACTTGATAGACCGTCTACGGTTAATGTGCTTCCTGTGTCTACTGCACCTGCCGCAGATACACTAAACGCTGCACTGTTTACGTCAATGCCGCCGTCGAGCGAGGAAAGACCGTCAACGGTAAGAGCGCCATTCAGACTAGCATTACCTGCACTGTCTAATGTAGTTCCTGTAGAACCGTAACCGCCACCAATGTATGTATTTGATGTAACGGTTAGGTCAGATGTGATTGTAACATCATCTGGCAAACCAATTGTAACAGTACCATTTGAGCGAGAAACATCGACTTCGTTTGCGGTTCCACTAATGGCAATAACAGCGCCTGTCGCACTGTCTGCAAGCGTTACAGCGCCTGAAGTAACGGAGAAGTCTCCACTATCAAAAGATGCAATACCTTTATTGCTTGAAGTAGCGTCTTCACCAGCAATTGTAATTGTACCGCCTGATTCTGAAACATCAATACCTTCGCCAGCCGCAAAAATAATGCTGTCGTTAGAAAGTCCAGCATTGTCTACAGTAAGGGTAATCGTTGCTTGGTCAGAACCATTTGTAGATGTTAGGTTGTATTGATCGCCTGAAAGTCTAAAAACGGTCGATCCGTCAGAAGAATATAGTACTTTGTCAGCTGTATTGATGGCCAACTCACCCGCGGCGAGTGAAGATGGTACAGAAGCTGCTGTGTTGCTTCTTTTAATTTGGACTAATGACGCCATGGGTTAAGTTTCCTTTCTTCTATGTAAACTGAGACCTTTTTCCAGGTTTGTCGAAAAAAGGCACCTTTTTACCTGGATTATTTTGTTTATTTATATTTTCTTCACTGTCCACATATTTTGTTTCTTCATTATTTTTCAAAACATTTTCATGAGAAGTCTTTCGTTGAGCTTCTAAAACTTCTAACTTTGTCTCTAACATTAAAACCTTTGCGACTAAATCAGCAATCATAACTTTCTGTTTGTCACAATATACTTTAAGCACTTCAACATCAATTTCACTCATTTTTAATATTCTCCTCCGTCTATGCCTCCAAACGTTGGTGATGAACTTGTAATTTGTAAAATTTCTCCATCAGACCCATTTAAAAAGTTAAGAAACGAAGTATTTGAAGCATAAAGTACTCCGTTTTCTGTGAATGAAGTTTTTCCTGTTCCACCATCACTTGTTGCAATTGGTTCATCTAATTCTGATATAGTTACACTTTGTATCGTTCCACCTGTAATATTTACATTAGAACTGGCTACTTCATCTACATATGTTTTAATAGCATATGCAGACATAATTTGAGTATTACTTACTGAAGACTCTGTGGTAATAGAATTAATTATTTCCGTTATATATGTAGTGTCCGATCCAGAAGATTGAATTCTAAAATTCGCAACTGATAAATTATCAATGTTTGAATTTACGTCAACAATAATCGCTGAATTGGCTGTTAATGTACCAGGTGTATGATTCAGGTAGTCCATAAAAGAACCACCAGCAATTGTAATTACTGTATTAGAACTTGTACCAATAAAAAGATTATTGCTAGAAAAGGAGTACGCAAGTTCACCATACTCTAAACTTGTTGGAGTATCCGTACTGTCTGATCTTTTGATTTGAATGATATTATCAGGCACTTAGAAACTTCCTCCATCCAAATCTAACTTTTTTACAGTATAGATTTGTGTCTCGGAATCAAAAACTAAAGTGCTGTTTGTTTCTGCGGCAGCTGGTTGGGTTACATTAGATAAATCTTCGATAGAACTGCCGCCACCAACAGACGCTTTAACAGGTATTAATCTTCCTGTTTGTTGTATCTTTACTGATAAATTTGTTGGAATAGTCATAAGTTATTTCTCCCCTATGACTTAGTAATTTCGGGTGTAACTGTTGCAATACCTTCAACAATTCGCGTAACCGTGCCTCCACCAGAAACAACTTCTATATCATACAAATAACGGCCGGCAGTAATTGCCGCTGTGGTACTACTGTTCATAGCCAGAGTAACTTCGCCCGCTTCAGCATCACTTACTGTTACAGTAAAGGCATGATAAGCCGATGTGAAAGGACTCTTCCGCATCTGGCCTCTTCCTGTATAATCTGTCAAATTTACAGCTGTACCTGATTCGTTTGCAACGGTTATGGTAGCTGTAAAATCAGTCCCTTGATCTATAGTAAGATTGCTTTTAATAGCCATTTTTTATAATCCGGTTATGTTTTTTATATTTATAACATATTTATATATTAACTGCCATCGATAATTTTCATAGGCGTTCCAATTTGTGTCAATCGCATTGCATTTTCAAAATCTTGGTTTTTCTCAAGTTGCTTCTGATGGTTAATTTTCATATTAAGATCCATCTTCATCATTTCTTTTACTTCGATATTATCTTTTACCATTTCGTTTCTAAAAGATTCTGTAGCAGCAGCTCCTTGTCTTGTTTCTTTCGCGTTTTCAATCAATAGTATAGGCAACAATGACATTGCACAAGACCACACATCTTCTTCTTCACCTGTCTGAGGATGTAAACCTCGTATTTGAATAAACCAACCACAATCAAATTTCCTACAAGGTTTAAATTTATCCAAAGGACAATTTTGTTTTACTTCAAGTTTCATATTCAATTCTCCAAAATATTAACTAAAATGTCTCCAGTTTTGTAAAGGTTGAAGCGCATTTGGGTATTCATTTGTATTTATAGTCGTTAAAAGAACATCACCAACAATACTAATCCTAGATTGTTTTAAATCTTCAAGTTTGTTTGGATCAATTTTTAAAGGGTCTCTTCCAACCATATCAATTCTATTATCTTTATCACCATCAAAATAAGCAACAGAATGTGATAAATTTCCTGGCAAAATAACACACATATTTTCTTTAATTTCAATTGGCCACCAGTTTCCTTGATATGCAGACCATCCTGGCGAAGTTTTCGTTGATTGCGAAAATCCTTGCCAAGGTTCATATCTCGGTCTCATGTCATGAAAACAAAGTTTTTGGTTGACATTTTCAGGAACGTTGATATAATAGATATATGAAAGATGGGTTTCGGCATGATGATGCATTGGATTGCCATGGCCATCATCCAAAACATTGACAAATCCTTTTGTAATAGAATATATAAACTGTGCAGGATCAACGCCTAGCAAATCAATGTATGTTTTACATTGTCCAATTATATAATGCCATAGAGGTTCTAAATCTAGATCATGGTGTGATAGTACTCGACCATATCCATCAGGTCCTCTATATCCTGGATAATTCGGATCATGATAAACATGATTTGAATGATTCTTCCAAAAAACTTCTCTCATTTCTTCATGAAGAGTAAAACTGCCGTCTTCAAGCACCAATGTTGGAAACAGTGTATGTAACTGTTGCATTGTTGATTTTCTCCATTACAATAATTATTCAATTAAACACGACTCAACTTTATCTTCAAACCAATAATAATCCATATACACAGGTTCCGAATCTCTTTTATAAAAATAATTATTATCATAAACAAAACCAGAGTCCTCTGGCCAAATTTTTGACCTTACTTTGGTTTTTACTGGAATCTGATATACATGACTTTTAATAATTTGTCTTTCAAGCGTTTCGTCGAATATATGGTACGACGAATATTTAGATTTGTCAATATGTAATTCTGCACTTCTTCTCAATTCATATATTATTTGTTTGCTATATGATGTAAAAGGTAAAACATTTTCTGTGCCATCATATAGTCCTGCTGTGTATAGAGCGCGTAAATTAGTTCTGTAAGTAAACTTGCCTCTTTTTAACGCTCTAGGTATAATAGATGGCATTATATCTCCTGTGTAAATCAGTATAGATTCTTTTGGCATATTTTCTAAGATAATTAAATGATAAAAAGTTTGCCAATAATCTAAAATAGGAAAATTGTTTTTTTCAGTTATAAGGTCACGATATTTTTTTAACTCTTCAATTGTCAATTTAATAGGTAGATATTTTTTATTAGCTTCTTTACAAATTTTAGTAAGGTCTTTTGTTTCATCTACCGTCCAAGGACATACAATAGATGCAGCCGTGAAATCAACATTATTATCACAGAGGGATTTAAATACAAAAGCACTATCCATGCCTCCACTGTGAGCCATGTATATATTTTTATATTTGCTTTTAATTTCTTCACATGCAACAGACACGGCTTCTTTTAAAGAAGATTTTTTAAAAGAACCTCCATCTTTCATAGTACATGTTATGCTGTTGAGATTATATCTCAAATCTCTTATATTGGTGGTAAACCAATCATCATGGACTATCATAAATCAAACTCAAACATTTCATTGCATGTGAAATAATCTGTGGTCCGATTTTTGTCCGGAGGCACAACCAAATGTCTAAATGCTCTAGTTCTATTATTGGCATTCCAGGGGTCATTATCATTAATGTTTAAATATTTGCCGAATCTTCCTGCTTTTTGTATAAGATCGTCAATTTCTTCTGCTGTTTTGCCGGCCTTCTTAAGTAGATAATACAAATATCTGACCTTACATTTCATACATTGGCCGCATCGATTGCAGCCAGATGATGTAAGGCTTCTTAATTCTTTGGGCATACTTTCATATGTTTCCCACCTGCCCATTGGTTTAGTATCTCTATTCATAAATGGCCAATAGATGGGACAGTTGATAGTCTGTGAAATGACTCGGTGTATAAGACCTCTACGTCCTAAAAATTTATTATCGTCAACTTTATAAAAGTTTTCTATTGGTTCATTAGTATTAAAAAACCAATTTGACGGAGCAAAATTATAAGTGTTGTAACCAAGATAAAGAGTATCAACCTTAAATTTATTAGCTAACAAAGCCTCATTATAATGAAGATTCACCATAGTATTTTCGTGCAATACTTCTTCTGTATCTGAAAAATTATAATCAAAATCTCTTACGTTCTTTTTTAACCATCCACATGTTTGAGGATACATTTCTAAATCTTCGCCGTTGGTATCTAAACGAACAATTCTAGAAACAACTTCATGTTCTGTGTTTTTTAAAACATGGTATAAAAGGGCGGTACTATCAGTACTACTAGACGCCGGCACAAAAACTTTCATTTACTCACCTTTCATCATTTTAATTATTAAATTTTTTACTCCACAACCTCTTCAGCTGCGGCAACTGCTGCATCAATTAATGCTTGTGCTTCAGCTGCAAGTCGTTCTTCTTCTGCAATCCTAGCAGCTTCTGCTGCAGCTGCTGCGGCCGCTGCTGCTTCAATTTCTGCAAGTTTTGTGTTATATCTTTCTACACAAGTAGCTGCCCATGCTGGTAATTCTGATATAATTTCGTTTTGACTGCCATCATTAAATTCTATTTCGCCTGCGGCAGAATCATTCCAATTCCACTGTAAGGCATGTATGTTTTCAGGTACGCCGGTCATGTCTATTCCTTGGACCCAAACATTACCAACATAAACTGTTTCATCTATTGGAATAACTGTAACTCTTGCCATTATATTTTATCCTCTTTTTTGTTGATTTTATATCAAATTATTTAGTTTTTAGTTGCAACAATAACATCAATATAATTAACCGCTAGGTTAAAAGTATGACTATGTGAACTACCAGTAAAGGTTGCATTATGATTGTGCGTAGCAATCGTATGAGTATGCGATCCACCACCGCCCGTAGCGCCAGTCGATGCATTATTGTTTACGCTAATGTTAAGAGCGTTAGATGGTATAGCGCCTTTACCTGCACCACCACCGTAACCACTAGCAGTATTTAAGGTCTGTGTATATGTATGCGTGTGAGAAGGCATCTGAGACGTACTAATTGTTGTTGCACCAGTGTTTGTATTACCGCCAGTGGCCACAGAAACGTTACCAGCTGCGGTAGCAGAAACGGACCAACTCTTAAATGCGTCCGTAAACGAAACACCAGTTGTAAACTGTGATGCGGTGCCAGTAACAACACGGATAGCTGAGTTATTATAGTTTGTTGTGTCTTTTGTCCATCCTGTTGGTGCAGATGTTTGTCTGAACAACATGGTCGTGCCGGCAGGACAATATGCCCAAGCACCAGTAAATGTTCCAGCCGTTAAAGTGTTTGTACTTGGATTGTATGTCAGCGAACTATCTTCGTTTAGGCGTTTATAACCAGCAGCTGAGTTGTCTGTGAATACCACATAACGGGTAGCAGCAGTACCTTCATCGTCTTCAATATATGGTTCAACAGTAATGTTACCACTACCGTTAAAGTTTACACCGTTGATTGTGCGTGTAGTTTGTAGTATCGTTGCTGTTGCAGCATTGCCAGAAGTGTTCTGATTACCACTTGTGTTAACGCCTGGCAAGTTAATGTTTGCTGTACCATCGAATGACACGCCGCCAATCGTTCTAGCGGTTTGAAGTGCGGTTGCAGTAGAAGCGTTTCCGCTTAAAGCACCAGAGAATGTCGTAGCCGTCGCTGTACCGGTGATTGAAACACCACTTGCTGATGTTGCAAGTTTAGCAATAGCGTTATGGTATAATGTAACTGCGCCATCTTGATCAGCCCATAAAGCATTTTCTGATGTACTTGTTCTAAGATATATATCGCCGCCAGTACTTTGAATGTAAAGATCGCCAGTACCTTGTTCTTCAATATAAGAATTTAGTCCATCATGTACGATTTGTAAATCACCAGATGTACCGAATAACGCTGAAATATTGTCATTGAATGTTAAATCACCAACATCTTTGATATCTGCAGCATCACTTCTAAGGAAAGATCCAGAAGTTACACCATCAAGTAGGTCAGCGTCTAGTCCAGAACCTGCACCATCAACTGTTTTAATTAATGTAAGGATTTCAGATGCAGTTTGATCCGCTGTAGCACCAGACTCGATAGTATCAAGTTTTGCACCATCAGCACTAACATCGCGACCATCAACTGTTTGAGCTCCACTGAAAGTAATGTTGCCAGTCATTGAAGTTAGACCAGCAAATGTAGGCGAAGCAGAAGTTCTTAAGTCTTGTGGTGTACTAACTGTTAAAATACCATGTGTTGTATTTGATGTAACTGCTGTTGTTACGCCAAAACCACCAAGAACAGCAAGTTCTTTATTAAGTAATGATATATCCGTTGTACCAGAAGAACCATCAAGTGTCAAGGTTGTATTAACTGTCTGCCAAGATAAATTACCAGAACCATCTGTTTGTAAATATTGACTTGCATCGCCATCGTTTGGAGGCAATGTAAAAGTATAATCAGCAGCAAGAGTTGCAGGCGCTTGAATTGCAATGTAGTTAGAACCGCCAGCAGCACCTTCGTAGAAACGAACATCGCCTTGATTTTCTACAGCTACAAGAGGAGTGTTTACAGCAACTTCTGCATTTACATTTGCTACATGAATTTCATTCCAGACTAAAGCGGTTGTACCAAGGTCGTATGTATTATTTGCAGAAGGAACGATAGCACTATCAACACGAGCAGTATATGTTACGGTATCTGATGTAGCATTACCTAAATCTACATTTCCGTTAAATGTGGCCGTTCCACCAGCAGTAAATGTTGTTGTAACAAGTGTTGCAATTGTTGCATTTGTGGATAATACATTGTTTGCATGAAC